TGTTAAGCCATGATCTTGATCATCCGATTCCTCTAGTTGATTGTGATTGGACCAACCAGGCTGAATCCTACAAGTCTATGATTGCTATCTATGACGCTATATTGAAAGCTCTTTTTGAAACTGTAGGTTATATATCTGGCGGATTTTGTCCAGAGCCTTGTGAACATACCACTCTTCAAAATACAGATCCCTATCTGTACGCTCGTTTGACCAACGTTTGGAGTGTGTACAAGAAAACCAACGAACTTGTGCAGCAGCTTAATCATCACTATGATGTCGTGTTACCTACACATGCACGTGGTAAGCATTTCGACGAACCATTTTAAAAAAAATAATCGCGCGATTTTGCACGCTTTAATATAAAATCTTATATATACTTAGTTTTTCTTGGGCATGAAAAATCCTGGAAAAACTTTGTATGTATCAAATTAAAGTAAGAATACCCTCCTTTTCTGCTTTTAAAAACTTACAAAGTGAGAGCTTGCTCTGGTCAATTACTTCCCTTTCCAATTGACCAGAGCGGCTCTCCCACATTTTTTATTTTAGAAAGGCAATAGTTCATTGTGGATATTACTCAACACTATAACTCATATGAACCTTTAGACAATCCAGAGTTGATGAATTTAGAAGCTAATTTTTATGGTTTGTTGAATACATTTAATTCCGTCTACAATAAATATTACGATTTGATATTTCGTGTCCCTATAAATCTAGAAGACAAAGAAGCTCTTTCTAAGCTTTTTGAAGGTTTGAAAATTCTTTCAGAATCCTTTTCTAATCTTCCTGAAGCTTACCGCGAATTGTGTTCCTGTAAGGGCGTAGAAATATAATTTTTGTTATATGCCCTATTTTATACACCTTAATTGGTTTTTATGCTATAATATTATATGTTTGTAAGAGTTGTATCTAAAAAACTTCAGATATTTTAGATATATACTATAGTCTTACCTTATATTTATATATCTTTATATATCTTAACAAGCAATAATCATCCCTCACGGAGGAGTATCAAAATGCCAAGAGGTAAATCCAATGCGATTGAACAGCTCATCAATACCAAGTACAACAAAGGAGTTGAGATCACTGTTGCTCAGCTTGCATCAGAAGTTGGTTGCACTGTTCAAAACGTGTATATCTACATTAGAAAGAATCCTACTAGATTCTCTCAAATTCGTAGAGGCGTATATAAAATTAATCCATATGTTCCTGTCACTCCTAACCAAGTCAACTCTAGCAGCATGACTTTTAATTCAGATAATTAATTCTTTAAAACTTTGTAATATTTTAAAATTACGGTACTATTTTAGAAACGTAATTAATATTACGAAGCGCAGGAGTACAATGTTTTCATGAAGTGTCCCCTGAGAGTTTAAATATTTAGACTCTCAGGGGATGCACTTTGTACAAAATGTATTCCTAAAAACGGAGGAAAAATCTGTTTAATTATAACTCACACTATCAGAATATTGATATAATGTATAAATGCCCTAACGGGCAGGGGTAACATCCCCAACCTAATAGATAGTGATATCTACGAAGTCGGAGAGGCAACCTTGCCACTGTAACGGGCATCTCGTATGTGCCCGTGCAATCTTCGGTTTCGCAACCTGCGCGTTTGCTAATGAGACGTAAGTCTCAAACCCACACGAAAGGAGCGATACCATGCGCACATTACGAAAAACAATGTTGTCATTTATTCTGGCAACTAGTGCAATTATCCTAACCACAGTTGCACCTACCGCTCAAGCAGTTCTTCCATCTGCTTCAATGTCAACTTCTTCATCTGAGATTACTGATTCTTCTTTGATATTTATCAAGTGGAAAAAGTATAAAGTTACCTTTACTCCCACCATTGATTATTGGCAAAAAGTTGCACAATGTGAAACTGCCAATAATTGGAAAAATGGTGGTACATGGGCCGGTGGACTTGGTATATACACCAAGGGCAAATTTGGTTCTTCTTCTATGGGCACTTGGGAAAGGTTTGGTGGCGAAGAATTCGCACCATCTCCTGACAAAGCAACCATGGAAGAACAGATCAAAGTTGCTAATCGCATAGCCGTTCTTGGTTACAAAACCACAGTTTACCGTGACCCCCAAATTGCCAAAATCAAAGGTATACCAGCCGTTTACCAATACGATAAGGAACCTGTTGGATTTGGTGGCTGGGGCTGTGTTAAATCCAAATCGACAGGTAAATGGAGAATTGGATTACCCAAGAAGTGGACCAAGCACGCGTATGTAAAACTTCCCACCAATTCTTCCATGTATTGTAAAAAATGGGAACATTTGTTTGAATATTATCAACTTCCTGTTAAAGTTTTCAGTTATATTGCTTGGCGAGAATCTCGTTGTCAAACACATGTAATTGGTTTGAACTTCAAATCTGGAATGTCAAAGAACAATTGTCAATCTTTAACTCCACAATGCAAAGCTGTTTCTAGCTATGACTCAGGTATTTTGCAAATCAACAGTACTTGGAAAACTGTAACAAGTTTGGTTTGCAAATCTCCTCGCGGTGATATGTCAGTTCTCAAAGATCCACAATGCAACGTCAAAGTGGCCAAGTATCTTTATGACAGAGAACCAAAAAGACTTCATAGTTGGAGAATTAAAGTTTATTCAACTTGAACATAAAACATAGTAAATACCAAAAAAGGGGACAAGCACCAATACGGGCTGTTCCCAGAATTAGCTCAAACAAAACAATAATACGTTTCACTATCAAGGAGACAAATATGGCTACACGCATCAAGGATCTCTCTTCAGAGACCCAACTCATGACCCGTCCCGACAAGTTTGCTGTCACTCACACCAGCAAGCTTCTTACCGCTGTCACTGAGCCACCGTTCAACGTTGGACGTGGGCGTCCTCGCAATCCGATCTACACCGCTGTCTACGCGCAGTTGCTCAACAACCAAAATCAGTGGTTCCATGTCAACATCGCGTTTACCTCAAAGAAGGATTGTTACAATTTCACCAACAATCTCTACAACCGTGCACGCAAGGATGTTCTTTCGCTGGCGCGTTCAACCGCCTACAACGACAAGACCAAGACTTGGGACCTCTGGGTGATGCTCACCCGCTGATTTTCTCTATAGAATAGTGTTTTCCTGGGAGAACTTAAACCTACTACCATATGTGGCATTGGATTTGTTCTCTCGGGAAAAACTATTTTTTTATTCATACAAAATATTATTAAACGGAGTATCATGTCTGGATTTCGATTGTTTATTGACTTTATTGCTGTTCTCACAGTTTTTGCCACTGTTGCATCACTTGTGTATGTCCAGCATAAATTCGACAAAGAACAAAATAAATAAATATTTAATAAAAAGGCTTTAATATGTTTATAATGATGATGATGTTGGCCATTTCGTCGACTATTGTGGAGATGATGTTTGCGGCAAGATTTTCTGCTTGGCGCTATTACGCTCATAATTACAAATGGTTCAACATGCTCGTTTCGATCTTTTTATCATACGTTCTTGGTCTGGCGTTCGGTGCAAGCGGTTTGATTGCCCTTGGTGCAGCCATGGTTTCGACTGTTTTGTCTATACCTGGTTATGCTTTCTTGCATTGGAATTACGATTCAGCTCCTGCCAGAGCTGTTGGAGGCAATTTGTTTCAACATCATTGGGACAAATGGAAGGTTGCTCTTGTTGATCTTTCTAAGATAATTTACAAAGTAATTCGTTTCATTACTGCTCCCATTTGGATGTCCAGAATTGTCCTCCAAAAATACAAAGAAGTTTCTGCAAAATACAAAGCTTACAAAACTGCTCGTGTTTAATAAACCATAACAATACAGGAAATATTTAATATGTTCACTTTTACTCCTGCTCAAATCAAAGAACTCACTAATTTTTATCTAAAACTTGACAACCTTACGGATACTTTTTACGATCTTGTGGATCGTAACAAGATCTTGGTTACAAAGGGTGATCTCATTCTCCATCTTGAACAAAGTCTTGAATCTTCTATTCAAACAATTGATCGGGCAATCACTCCCTATGTAAGTTCAACTGTAGTGGGATCTTGGGCCATTTCTCAAATTGGCATTACTCCCACTATTGCAGCTGCTCTTGGAACTTTTATTGACATCAACAATTTTGAAAATGTTGGTTCACTTTGGCGCCATGCTGGTCTTGATCCTACTCAGAAAAATTCTTCCTTTTCACACAATCCAGATTTCAAATCTTTGTGTTGGAAAATTGGTACGAATTTTGCTGATCGTTCAGAGGAAAAAAGCTGTTTTTACGGACAGCTTTATCTTCAGGACAAGAAACGTCGTTTGACAAACAACGAACAGGGTAATTATTCTGAAAAAGCAGGAAAGATCTTGCAAGATCTTAATCCTCGTTTTAACAACGACAAGACCACACTTCTTGAAGGTAAGCTTCCTGATGCACAGATTGATGCACAAGCAAGACGTTACGCAGTAAAGATCTTCTTGAGCCATTATTATGCTGTTGCTTATCAGGATCTCAACGCAGTTCCTGCCGACAGACCAACTAAGATTACTGTCAATGGCAAAAAGCAAACACTAGACATTCCAAACAACCCATTTACTGAAGAATCAATTTCTTAAGACTGTAAACACACAATCATAACAGGAATATTATTATGACATATCCCAGTTACCCTGCCGAATGGCGCAACTGCTACCTTGTCTTGTACTCGGCTCCTGATGAGCTGTTCAATTACGACAAGAAAGTCACATACTGCAAACCAATTGTCCGTGCTCAGGACAAGGACAGAAACATTCTTGATTTCTACGGCGTAGTAGCCAGTAAGTTTGGAATTGCTGTTCCCGCAAAGACAACGCACTGGGCAATTGCAATTCTTGGTGTTCCAAACCCAAAAATTCTTTTTGAGGGCAAGCTTCCTGATGCTCTTCAAGTTCTTGAAGTAGATGTCAGTGACACTCAAGAAATTGCAATCGTACGATACAACAAAAACATCAAATTTGCAATTGGCCAAAAGCATTCTCTTCGCTCAAAGAAATCGTCCAAAGCTTCGAAAGAAGATTCTTGGACTGTAGAAGAATCTCTTGAAATTCTTTTTGGTTAATCACCACGATATCAAAACAATAAATGAATAACTTTGTTTTTTGATAAGGCAATAGTATATTCAGAAAAGAAAGGCAATAAAATCTCTTAAGGAGGGATTATGAACTATTTCAACACATATCAACCAAAAGTCCGCATGAAAGCTTTCAAAAATGCTCCTCTTCGTTCCGGAGAGGGTTATCAAATTGGCTTTTACGACATCGGTGTCATGCGCGAACTCATGGATCTTTCCGAAGATTCCGATGAGTTTCGAATTGCCATGATGCCCATTCCTGGGGATGTTTACGACCGTCAAAAGCTTTACGACATCATCACTCATCCTTCCATCCAGTATGCATTGGTAGACAAGCGCAAGGTTGTTGCTTGCACCATCAAGGGACAAACTGGCTGGATGTCTGCACTCAATCAAGCTGGTTACACGGTCAAAGGTGGAGGCAAGACTTCCAAGCGTGCAAAGTCATTTCATCGCGCATCTTTGATCAATGCCCATTTTGACCATCTCAACATCAAGTGGGTTGAACCCACTGACTACACTCGTTACGATTTTGTCAATGGTGGATGGGCAGATTGGGTCAAGGACCCTTCCACTCTTGAGCGTCTTTTGGACGGTGGTTTCGTCATATCTTCTCGGTTGATCCAACAAGCACTTGACAATTTCCCTGTTTATCATCAAGAGGGTCAGTCTTTGGACAACAGTGATATATATTACGATCCAGAATTTCGTCAAAAGCTTCTTCGTTACCTTTCATCTTCTAAAGTTTTCAATGCTCGATTGTTTACTTCTGAAGGTCTTCTCAAGGGCAATGTCTTTGTTTCTGATAATCTTCCTCTTGATATTGACGTGGTATCTTCCCGTACCAATCTCAAGAAAGAGATCACCTACTCCAATGGTTATCGTTTTCTTGCCGAGCCCCAAGGTCCCAAGTCTCGTGTCATCACCGACGATCAGACTGTGATCAACCTTCCCAAGTTGTTTCGCAAGTCTGACATGGAAATGTGGCTCAAGGAAGAATACGAAAAGATGTTTCAGGACGCAATCAACGGCAAGTTGCTTGCCAATTGGAGTTCAATTTTCGTTCGTCAGTTTTCTCGAGAAAATCGTGAAACAGAAGACCTTGAAGCCCAAGCTCGACTCAACTACGTGGGTCACCGCTGGGTGAGCATGGGTCTTTCTATCACTAACTCTCCTTGGCTTTTCAAGACTTTGGCTATTTCTCATGCAATGCCTCTTGAGAATCGTATTCCGATTCCGTGCAGCGTTTATGAGCAAGTCATTCCAGAGTCTCTTGCCAAGATGGCAGGATACGACATACAGGTTGAAGAAGGCGATATTCACAGAATCAACGATCTTGGCGTTCATGTCGTGAACGACTTTGATTGGCTCGAGATGTACGAGTCTCATGGCGGTCACGACCAAGACGACTTTTTCAAGCTGTTCTATCGCAAGATGGAAGGCGGAAATCAAGACGGAAAGAAAGTTGTAATTGTCGCTCGTTCACCAAACGGTTATGGCGAGTATTCAATTTTCAATTATGTTGAAGGTCAATGGTATCCGACTTGGAAGAAGTCCGACGGTACGAAGGTAACTTTTCCTTCTGTCAATTCTCGTGGATGGCCAAAGCGTCTTTCTCAAGCTATTCGTCTCAACGAAGTTCGTTATGTCGGCCTTCCCAGCGAGTACGATCCAAAGCCTCCGCGTCAAGTTGGTGAAAACTATTCAGTTGAAGATGTGATGCACGATGTTGACATTGCAATGGGCGGCGGTAACGTCGGTCGCTATGTCAACGCATCCATGCTTCATTCTTCTGTTATTCGCAAGCATCGTCCCGTTCAAGTTTGTTCTATGGAGTCAGCAATTGACGGCTGCACTCAAACATCTGATGGGCGTGATCGCGAAGCAATTGACGCTGAAGCAGAATCCATCATTCAAGAAGTTCTCGATTCCGGTAAAGCTATTGATCGAGATCTTTGGACTGGTCGTTTTCAATCACTTGCCAAGAAGTATCCCGAAGTTGAAACCTACGAAGGAACTCTGACTCATCTCAACAGTCTTTGCGTGTCCTACTTCAACGCCTATGTTCAACGCGTCAACAAGTATGCACAAGAAGACATTGAACTCTCCGATTCTGTACGACAGATTTCTGAACGTTTGTATTACCATGCAATTCCGGTTCTTCGCCAATTCCGCATGGGCATCTACAATGCCAACGCTGATGATTCTGTTTACTCTGTTGGTGCAATCAAGCGAGATAAGTGGGATTCTCTTTACAACAACATTGTTGAAAAGATTCTTTCTTATGAGCGAATTGAAGATCAACACGACTTTGTGATTTCTCTTTATGCTGCAAGCATACTCATCCCCACTGGAAACGGCAGTTACTCCGATCAAATTGTCATGAACCGAGTCGTTTATCCGTACCTTGAAAAAGCTCTCATTCATTATGGTATCGGCAACCGTGTCGCCATGACTTTTGCCAACGGCAAGTACACCCCTGTTTCCACCTGTTATGATCAGTGGACCTACACTGATCCTGACGGTAAGACTCATGTGTTTGACAATCGAGTTGACTATCAGGCATTTCATGCCAACTACTCTCCGATTGTGTTCACAAATGTCAAAGAGAAACCAAAAGTTACCAAACTCATTAATCATGAATTTTAATATTAATTTGTGATTTCGTTTGTACAAAAGGCGGTGTCCAGAGAATATTTGTTTTCTGGGCACCGCCTCTCTATTTAAAGGTATTTATGTCTGACAAATCTTTTTTACTTGAATTTCAATCTCCTGAAAATTTTAATGAAAATACACAAGATATTCTTCCTGATGCCTGGTCAGAAGTAATTAAAATAACCAATTTTTTTTCTGGTTATATTAAATCAAACGGTCCCGATAGTTTTCTTCCTACTTGTGTTGTTTTCAACGCTGCAAAAGATATAGTTGGTATTTTTACTGTTAGGTCTTTTGACGGTAAAGAAGATCTTTATCAAGCTTTGTCTGAAATTCTCTATTTTCCCATTGCAATCAACTCTTCTCTTTATATTGTTGTCGCAGACACGAATATAAGAGATCCACAAACAGGAGAAAAAACAAACGATGCTGTTAACATCTCTTTTGTTTCTTCTGAGTTTTGCTACATATACACTCTACCTTACACCTATGATTCTGACAATACTTTGACCTATCTTTATGATGAATCTGTTCTTGTTTCTGTCGACAAAAACAATGAAGAAAACTCATCAGCTTCTGGCGACATGATTGAATTGTTCTTTATATTTTCTCATGTTGACAACACAGGTCCATTTACAATCGATGAACTTCTTTCGTACTATGACGAAAATGGTGTCACGTATGAAATTATCAATAAAGAAAATATAAACACAATTAAGAATAAAGTAATATTGAAAGACTAATTTATATGAATCCGATTTTGGAATCTCCGAAACAAGAAAGCGATGATTTTATTCCCTTACAACAAGACGATAATGGTGATATTATTTTTTGTTTTAAAGAGTCAAACACCATAGTTTGTGGTAAAATAACATATTTTAATTATGAAGATATTGATAAAAAAAGTACTTTTGAGCCATTCTTTGGAGAAATAGATCTTTTTGGGTTTTGATGAATATGACTTATATTTTGCGTCCATATCAACAAGAAGCTATTGATTCTATCAACAGCCACTATGACCGAGGCATAACAAAACAATTGGTTGTATTGCCTACAGGCGCAGGTAAGACAGTCATATTTTCACATATTCCGAAGATCAATTCTTCCTTTTTACCCATGCTCGTTCTTGCACACAGAGCAGAGTTGTTGGATCAAGCCAGGAATAAAATTATGGCTTCTAATCCCAATCTTACTGTAGAAATAGAGCAAGCAGAGCGTAAGGCAGGTTATGTCGACGTGGTGGTGGCTTCCGTTGCCACTTTGGGCCGTAATAACACCCCTCGTATTATGGCTTATCCGCAAGACTATTTTAGATCTATAGTCATAGACGAAGCGCACCACGCAGCTGCTCCTTCTTATCGTAGAATTATCGATAATTTTAAAACTAACTTTTTGCTGGGAGTAACAGCTACTCCTCAGCGATCAGATTCAACAAGATTAATTGATGTTTTCGACGAAATTGTATATTATAAAACAATACAAGATTTAATAAAAGACAAGTGGCTTTGTCCTCTTGTCGGATATAGAATTAAGACTGACACAGATATATCAGAAGTGGAGATGCAAAATGGCGATTATGCCCAAAACAAACTCGAAAGTGTCGTGGATAATCCTGGCCGCAACGCTACTGTCGTCGCTGCCTATACTAATCTGGCTTTTTCTAAGAAAGCCCTTGTATTCGCATCCGGCGTACGACACGCCCAAAACTTGGCCCTATCCTTTAGCCAAGCGTCCATAAACGCAGAAGTTATTTTGGGCACGACGCCCCAGGATCAAAGGGAAAAAATCTTTCAGAATTTTTCTTCAGGTTTGACCAAAGTGATAATCAATGTCGGTGTTCTGACCGAAGGTTATGATGAACCATCCATTGAAGCAATCATCTTGGCCAAACCCACACGCAGTGCTCTTCTTTACACTCAGATTGTCGGGCGAGGCACTCGTTTGCACGACGGCAAAAAGCATTGCATTGTGATAGATATATCTGATACCACCAAGGGAAAAAAGCCCATAGGTCTTCCGACTCTTCTCGGTCTTCCTCCAGATTTCGATTTGCAGGGCCAGTCTTTGACTGATGTTGCCGAAAAATTTGAAGAACTTGAGAACTATTGTCCCGGAGAAGCTGTTCGTGTTCTCACTCCTGAGGACATCGAACTCGCCTACAAGCGCATCGATTTGTTCATGCCACCACCGCCCAATGTTGTTGTCCAACAATATTCCAAACTTGTGTGGGCCGAAATTGCAGAAGATGAATTTCATCTTGGTTTGAACAACAACGAATCAATGCGCATCAAATGTGACACTCTTGGAAGATGGAACATAACTCTTCATGACAATCATCAGAAAACAACGAGACTTCTTGGTGTTGTTGATGAAATGAGAGAAGCCTTTGTCCGTTCTGACAAATGGGTTCAGACCAACAGATCAGCTTCTGTGGCGCTTCTTGATTCTTCATCTGCTTGGAGATCTGATCTTCCCACAGATGCCCAGAAGAGACTTCTTCGAAGAATTGCTGTTCCCATCACTGCTGATATGACCAAGGGTATGGCCAGTCAAATCATATCTCGTCACTATGAAAACAATCCGAAACCCAAATGGCTTCAAAATAAAATTGATAATAACAAAAAGAGATTTTAGTTTTAATTTATGACACTCTTATCAACTCAAAGTTTTGTTTTTTATCCCTATGATGCTTACATCTATCATCCTACTCCTGTATCAACTAGGGACAAAAGCTTTCTTGCTGCTGCTGCCAAGTTAGCTCAAACTTCTGACAACAGGTTCAAAATGGCGTGCATTGCCGTCAGAGCTGGATCAGTTCTTGCTACTGACATAAATGTCACAAAGAAACATCCCACAACTCCGCCCAATCGTTTCAGTACCCATGCTGAAATAGGTGCCATGAAAGGTTGTTCTGATCCATCCGATTCCACTTTGTATGTTGCCAGATTGAAGCTCGATGGCACTACTGCCATTGCGCGTCCGTGCTCTTGGTGCATGCAGCAAATACAAAAGAACAGGATTTACAGAGTAGTCTATACAACAGACTACTCTGATCCTGAATCTTTTTATATATCTGATATTCAATGGAGATACAATGTCCTACAAACTTAAAAGAATTATTTTCACATTATTTTTGTTCTCTACTTTTTTTGTCAAGGCACCAGCAAGTGCCCAAAAACGAATTGTTGACGTAGCTTCTGCTACTTCTCCAGTTCGTTTTACTTTTAATCTTACGAAATCGATACCTTTTGTTGCTGCAAACATTCCTTATGATTTAGGTTACAAAGGCCAAAATTCTCATATTGTAATTATTGACAGCGGTGTACAGAAAGATCATCCCTTTTTTCAAGACAGAGTCGTTTTAGAAGCGTGCTTTTCTTTGAAATGTCCCAATAATCAAACATCCATGATTGGCCCTGGTGCAGCAGCTCCGGTGCATTGGCATGGTACCCATGTTGCCGGGATTGCTGCTGGCAGTTCTTCTTCCATGAGAGGAATTGCTCCACAGGCCAATATTATTGCTGTTAATGTCTTTGATTCAACTGGCTCATCATATGACAGCAATATTATTAGTGCTCTCAATTGGGTCAGTAGTATTTCTTCTCAGTACAACATTGCTTCTGTAAATATGTCTTTGGGAAGTTCTTCTGTTTTTTCTACTACTTGCGATAACTACATTCCTGAATTGACAACTGCAATTAAAAACTTGAAAGATTTGAATATTGCAACTGTTGTTTCTTCAGGCAACAGCTATGCTCACGGGATGAGTTCGCCTGCTTGTATTTCGCACACAGTTTCTGTTGCAGCTATGTATGTTAATTCTCCCAATGTTGCCAATTTTTCAAATATCAGCAAATTTACTACTTTTGCTGCACCTGGTCACAATGTTGCATCTTCCACTACACAATCTTCTTATAGGTCTTCATCTGGAACTTCAATGGCAGCTCCCCATATTGCTGGAGCTTTTGCTGTTTACAGGTCAAAATTTGGAGTTCAGTCTGTTGACAGAGTAGTTTCTGATTTTAAGATGACTACTCGCACCGCTACCGATTCCTATACTGGTATCAAAATTCCATATCTTCATTTTGCACATTTGTTCGATACTGTAATACCCATTCCCACAACTTCCACCACAACCACTACATCTTCTACCACAACTACAACCACACTACCTGTAGTTGTGACCACCACCACCACTTCCACCACTTCTACTTCAACCACTTCTACTTCTACAACTTCTACCACCACCACGATTCCTAGACCACCTTCTTATGGCGCTGTTTTTGCGCCTGTTCTTCATGAACTAGATGCTTCTTGGAAAACTTTTATTAAAGCTTATTACAGAGATCCTTATAGAGGTTATGCAAATATTTCTCATTATTCAATAATTTGCAACGATTCTGCCAATTATAATTTTGTTGTTCCAAGAACATCAAGATATGGTTGGAATTCTTTTAATATTAAGATTTCTCCATCTCTTATTTCTTATTGCAAGATGAATACTCATGGTTATAATGGGAAAATTGTTTCTACTAGATCAGTTTATACTACTCCTGTTAATCCAAATTCTCCCAGACCTTTTTCTGTTAATATAAATAAGAGAAAAAATGCAAAATAAAGAGAAATTTCTTTGTGAAAGTTTGTATAAATATTCCGTATCAAAAAAATATTTTTCCAACAGTGCTTACTGATACTTATGAAAATATTTTGAATTATGTTTTTCAAACTCAGAACGTTTATACTATGTCTGTTTCTGATTACTCTTTTGTTCTTTCATATGAACATTATTCTTATGAAAGCATAATAAACCACACTGCAACTTTAATTTATCGTGCATTGAAAAATGATCAACCAGATTCTGTTTTGTATGGTCCAGTTTTGCTGATATCAAATGATAATAAATTAGATCCAAATATATTAGAAAGAATTTGCTACGTACATGCAAATTTATAATTAGGAGAAAATCCCAATGACTACCGCAATGATGCTTACCTCATCATCTGACGATCTCAATATCATTGAGATAACAAGAAATGTTATTTCTTTTACTTTACAAATTCTTGCTGAAGAAAATGTTATGATTGACGCAGCAAATGGTAAAGTTATAACAAGAGAAGATGCTAAACTAATTGAATCTTATTACGAAACAATGTATAATTTTCTTACCAATCCCGGCATAACTGAAACAGAGTCTCGTGACATTCAAGAATCCAATTCTTAAAAGGTACAATTCGATCACTAAAATTTGTTCTATTTGTAAGATCAAATCCAAAGAAGTTGAAATGTCTTTTAAATTTAGAAATCTTCTTTGTATTGATTGTCTGAAATCAAAAATGATTGAAGACGCAAAAGAATAATTCATGTCTCTTGCCCGAGTGGCGGAATAGGCAGACGCAAGAGACTTAAAATCTTTCGCCTTTAATCGGGCGTGCCGGTTCGAGTCCGGCCTCGGGTACTCAAATAAATTTATGATAAGGACCAAGATAATGAGCAATCTATTTCAAAATATTGTTTTTGGCACTCGTTCAAATGATGGATGTGTTCAACAACACCCTTCTTTAAACGATGCCTTAGAAACATTTATGTCAGAAGATGGATATCGTATAGATTTTCATTTTCCTGATGGAAGAATTTTGTACATACATAGAGCAGAGTACGGAGAAGATATTGAGTCTCCTCATTCTGATCATCCTCTTTTCAATTTGTACGACATAGCTAAAGCTAAGGTTATGTATTATGACCCAAGCAAAACATCAAAGACAGTTGCGCCTGCAACAACAGCAGATGTTTTTGAGTAGAATGGGTATTTATGTTGTTTAAATTTAGGGCGTTTTTTACTGGCTTTGATTACGCTGTAAAAAATTATTCTAGGACTGAAGATTACCATTTTAATTCATTGCCTGGAGCAAAATGGTTTGATCCTAAAACACAAAAGACATACCGCAAAGGTATTGATTCTGGACGCAAGTATATGCAGTACAGACTAGAGCTTCTTACTTTAATTATTTTATTTGTTACCACATATTTGTTTGTATTTGCTTGGTAATATGCACGATTTCAATGAACTTCATTGGCATGACGAAATGCCTAACGTTATGTGTCTTGATTGTAATATTAACACTGTTACATCAGGTGAATATTACATGGTTCATAACCATGTGTGGTCTCAAACCGGTATTGGTCCGTACGACGGAATGCTTTGTATCATCTGTTTAGAAAAAAGAATTGGCAGAAAACTTACCTCACAAGATTTTACCGATTATCCGGTCAATGCAAATACTAAAAAAAAGTCACAGCTGTTACTTTTAAGGATGAACAATGGACGCATTTGAAATTGCAAAAGAATCTTTTCATTGGCTTGGTAAAAGAATCCAACTTATTAGCACCGATGATGAATATACCAAACTTCAGTATGGTGATCTTGGTACAATAGATTATATAGATGATGTTGGTACAGTATTTGTCAGTTGGGATAATGGATCTAAGTTAGGTCTTATTCCGGGTGTTGATAAATGGAAAATTTTACATGATTGAAAATCTTGATTGGTTTGAATCTGCTCCCTGCAAAGGGAAGACTGATTTGTTTTTTGGAAATCAAAACGAAAATATTAAAGAAAAGCGTCTTAGAGAACGTAAAGCTAAAACCATATGCTTTTCCTGTCCCAATATCCATGAATGTCGAGACTATGCTCGAAGACATAGAGAATATGGAATTTGGGGAGCGGAAACAGAAAATCAAAGACTTTCTAATGGTTATTATCCACCTCGTTTCAGAGTAAGAACGCGAAAAATTAATAATAAATAATATAGTTCCATTTTTTAGAAAGTAATTATTATGGTTTGGTTTGTTATTGCAACAATGTTACTCGTCTCTTTTGTACTTCTTCTTGGCACTTCAAAGTATCTTGATCACATTGATCGCAAAGTGCAAGAACACTTTAAATCTACTCGTATGGCGATTGAGTATTTGGAAAAAACAAGGAATGACTGGTCCTTAAATAAAAATTATTCTTCATATCCCCACAAGCATTATGAAAACTATGGTCAAGAATAATGAATTATTTTAACCCTATAGGAAATTTGATTTTAATATCTTTGCTAGTGTATGCTATTATCAGTATTTACAAATGATTCGTTGGGTCTTTAGCTCAGTTGGTAGAGCAGTAGACTTTTAATCTATTGGTCGTGGGTTCGAGCCCCACAGGACCCACCATAAACTCAATACTTCTTAAGGATTCTTTATGACAAATGAATTAAATCTTAATAATCAATTGATGCTTGGCGACATTGTTGGCGACACCAAACGTATGGTTATTGCTCGCACCAAAGTAGCGGATAGAGATCCTGGTGAGTCTTTTGCTCAATGGGTTGCTATTTGTGCCAAGGAGGGCGAGTATCATCCATACGTAGTATGGAATGTAATTGCTCGCCCCGAAGGCTGGTCTGCTGAAACTGGCGATTATTGTTTTACTTTGCCTGAAGCTTTAAGTCATTATTACCAGAGAGGAGGAAAGGAATAAAATGCCTCCTTTTAAATCTAAAACTCAAAAAAAAGAAACTCGTTCTGACGAAGAAATTTCCATAGATTTTGCCAAGAACTCATCTTACACTTTGATGATTCCAATGAAAGATGCCCAGTACGTTCGCGTTAGAAATCCTATTACTGGAAAAGATCCCCATTTTTCTACTTCTGACACTCTTTTTTTTGATCTGCTTATTGAACTTTCCAACAAGGGTCTTCAATCAAAAATAGAGGAAGAATTTTCCTTCTTTGCACAAAAATATAATTCTGCTTGGTCGGATATAAAGAATAATTTTAACATCTATAAGGAGAGTTTGAATGAATCATCCTGATTTTGATGATCTTGAAGAAGAACTTCGTTATCAATTTCTTCTTGAAGCTTATGAAGAACTTGATTCTGAAAACAAAATTCCTTATGGAATAGCTACTGGCGACGATGATATTTGGGATCAATACGGTCCTGTTGTCAGTCTTGCTAGGCTAAATTATGAAACTTCTTTCGAGGACGATTGATAACTGTCATATTATTTTCGTCCACGATTGGGAGCCAACAGTCCCCATAAGCTTTACCAACCTACTTGCCCCCAGACCAAGTAAAAGTAACTGTTAAGTTTGTATAATAATAATCAATCAATAATAGAAAGACAAAACAATGAAACCATTAAAAATTCTTAAGTCCACAACTATTTTGTCAGCTTTTGCTGGTCTTATTTTGAGTATTTCGCTTTTCTTCAGCGGAGACACTGAAATGGACAAGCTCAATGGCATTTATGTTGGTATTTGGGTACCTTCTATTCTTGCTCTTGGCTCTTTCATGATAGCACTCAAAGATAGAGATTGGTGATTGTGTCTGAAACAACTTTATTTTGCTTCGGAGCGGTGATTTTTCTTATTGCCTTTACAGGAGCAATCTTGTATGGCATGTCCGCTACTGAGCAAGAATATTTAAAACAAACAAAACCCCGTGCAAAGAGTGCTTGGCAAGTTTCTTTGAATGGCATTATTTCAAATTCAGATAAGGCTAGCACAAAATGAACAGGGACACTCACGATATAGAGGCTTATAAGAAAGAACTCGCTGAAGAGCTTGCAGGTACAAATGTTCAACCAGCTCTTTTAATTAAGCTGATGATGGAATCTGAACCTTGTTTATTTTCCAATAATTCTGAACCTGTCCCTGTTCAAAATAAAC